ATGACTATAGAGTTTATATTTTTCTTTCTCTATATCATTATTATTAATAGCATAAGCATTATTAATAGATGCTATTACAAGACTAGATGGTAGCACATACCACCAAATCCATTTCAATTTACGCGTGATCTTGGGCGTGTCACAGCTCATCGCACTCGTGCTTTTCATCTGGGTTAAAGCTGCAGAAATAGCATCCTGCGTTCTGTCCACAGGTTATGCACAGGTACTTGAACTGGATCGAATCACAGCATGAGTTATAAACACCGTTATCCACGATTGTGTAAAACTTTTCGCCAAGCCGTTTAGTCATCGTTACCATCCTCATCTACCTGTTTCATAAGATCCTCAAAGGCCGCAATAACATCCTGTGGCGTTCTATGTGTTTTGCTGTTCTCGGCTATGCGTTCGGCCATTTTCCAGTCATCGGCATTAATCATCATCGCCCCTAATTGTGGCTACTATGCGTTCGATTAACGCGCCTTCGGCTACGTTGTCGCACACCTGGCATACATGCAACGGCATAAACTTATGCTCAATTTCTTTAGCTAGTAATTCGCGTAAATCCTGCAATATCGTACGCATCTCTGGATTGCTCACTTGTCTTTACCCCATCCTGTTCCCTTGAATATAATTGAAGGTGCGCTAAACACGCGTATCATCGGGTAGCTGCAGCACAAGGGTGCGGCATCTCCGTGTGTACTTACCGGGTGATTCATCTCTAGTTCTGCGCCACATTGATCGCAGCGATATAGGTAACTAGGCATTTTGCACCGTATTAGGCGTTAATGTGTATGCGCTTTCGCAGTTATCACACTTAATTATGATTATCTGCACAGCCCCATTTACTAGGTGTACTGATAAATCCATCTCTTTAAAGTCATAGCAATTACAGCTAATACTTAATTCGTTAGGCATCTATATCCTCATCTCTAGCGCGTTCGGTGTCGAGTAGCATCTCTATGCCCATAACGCCACAGCCTAAGCATTGAACGCAAACTACGTTAGGCGGCAGGTTAATAAATTCATCTACGATTTTGTGCGTTTGCATACCGGGGCCGATCTTGGCGCAAACCCTGCATTTAATTTTCAGTAGTGCCATATACGGACTTCCTTAATGTATCCATCTCGAATAACTCACGCTGAGATATCCAGAAATTGCCATCGGCAGGGTTATAGTATTTGGCCTTTTTAGCCCATACCACAGGCATCCAGCCTATGATTTGATAGACGGGCGACTTATTAACTACAAGTATGGCCACATCGGTTAAACGTGGGTAATCCTTGTGGATGATTAAATGCCCATTTATGTACTTAGTCCATTTAACTTCAAAGCCTAGGTTTCCCATAGTTATATCGGCTTCATCGTGGAAAGTATTAACGGTAGGTATAAAGTTACGGATGCCCATGTATTGCGCTACCGCGATTTCCGCGCCTGCAGCTTCACTATGCTCAGCTACAAACTCATGAAAGTTTATCTTTGTGTTATATCGGCCAGCATGATCGGGCGTATTAGCCTTCTCGCCTGTACTACGGGCAAAGCCACTAGCTGCTGCCTGTAGTTCCTGCGATCTGTCTAAGATAACCTGCACGATCTGCGCCATCTCGGTTATAGCCATACTGGTTTGCATTGGTCGCCGCGTGACTTGCTGCTACAAGTGTATCCGCGATATTTTGAGCCAGTTTTCGGGCTCACGCCTTCCTTATAAACCATCCTACCGTGTGAGCAGATGGGCGCAGGATCTAATATCTCGCCACCTAGTTGCGCTTTAATGTCTGCAATAGTTTCAGCTGCTGGGCGCACACTACCTACGCCTTCAACCTGTACTGTAGGTGTAGTTGCCCATAGATCAACCTCTACTGCAGGCTGAGCCTGTAGGCGTTCGACCTTTTCCATATCTTGCCGTGTAGGCCGTGCATCGCTGGGCATTAATAAGCCGATGCTGCGCCCGATTGCGCTGGTACTGCAGTTTTCTATCCAGAAGTCACGGTTTACACCTCGATCGCTACGCGCCTCAAAGGCATAATCTACAGCTGCCGGTACTACATCCTCATGCTCACGGAATACGCTGGCACGGATGATTACATAACCATCCTTAACGTTTAACTCTACGATCTCGGTAATGATTCGGCCTGAGATGTGGGTTTCTCTAAACCGCTTAATGCGACTATTGACATCCTCGTAGTTATCTAGGTTAAATGTCATGAGTTGCGCACGATCTCTTTAGCTGAGTTAAATGCAGCTCTTAAACCTGCAGCGCGGCCACGATTAAAGCCGTCTTTAATGCCTTCCTTGTAACCTACCGACCAGCCCACTAAAAACCATGCAACGCTACACAATATAACTAATACTGCTACTTTTTCTATTTCCATTTACTTCGCCCTTGTTTGGGTTAAGCCGCACTACACCGAATTAGGTAGCCCTGCCTAACGTGTAAATGAAGGGTAAAGGTTGGCTATGACATCGGTCAATAACCGACACGCCTAGCGACTAAGTAAAATTTCGTATATCGAATCAACCTTGGCCTCGATGCGATCAACGCGACCGCGTAAGTTATGGCCACCGTTGCCATCTGGCCTCAATTCAGCCAGGTAATGCTTAACTAGATGGCGTACCAGCCCAGCCGCAAACCCAATTAGGGTGCTTAAACCTATGGCTATCGCGATAAGCGACTGGGCGGCCGTCATTACTTAACGCCGAAAGTGTTGTCCGATGGATTCATGGCGCGCAATAATGGGCCAAGTAGTCCAGCAATAAATGCATTACCTAGTGTTTTCCAGTCGGTAATGCCAGACATGTAAAGCGCAGCTGCGCAGCTAAAGGCGGCGCGTAGGTATGAAAGGCCAGCGGCCTTAGCTTGTTCCTTCATGGTCTTACTCCTAAATGCCCTTAGTTGATTTGTCTTAGTACCGACACCACGTTAGTACCCGATCCGGTAACGGCATATAGGGCTTCGTGATCGCCCACCATAATCGTTAATTTATCGCCGTTATCTAGTTTATAACCATTGGCTGTAGTTACCCCGGCATCTCCTAGGTAAACCACGCCGCCACCTGAGTTATGCAGGTTTACGGTTTGATCGAACGCAGTTTCAGGTACAAGTACGGTTGCTGTAGTAGTTACGGTTACTTGTGCGCTACTGGGCATAGGCTAATCCTAACTTCTCTATTAGTTTGGCTGTCTTTAATGGGTCTAGTGCTATTTCAAAATGCATTTCGTCTTTACGGTTACGGTAATCGCCGCCCCACACTAGGCCGTATTTTTTGGCTAGGGCTTGAATCATTGGTACTTTTTCAGCTGGGAACGTGCCAGCCTTACCTAGTGGATGCTTAGATGCGTTTAAGTCAATAGCCGTGCCGCTACTGTGATTACTGAGTTTGTCGGTAGTGCCGCGCACCATGCGATAGCAGTAGCCCCAGTCGTCTGCCCCGGCATCTATCGGCTCGATCAGCTCATTAAACTGCTCAGCAAAGGCTACAAGCAAAGGCGCAGCAAAATAGGCGCAACGTAATTTAACGTGGCTGCCTTTGATCGCGTAAGACTTGATACGGATGGACTCAGGTTTGTCCGAGGCTGGCCAGCCGTTATAACTTGTGGCTGTCATCCCAACAGTAGGGCTGCTTCATCGGCTGTAATGCCTAGCTTAGTTAGTAGTGCATCCTTGGCGGCTGCCTTGGCTGTTGCCTCGGCTGCCTCTTTTGCGCGATCAGCCATGATTGCTTTGTGCTGATCGTATTCGGCATCGGTCATAGGGCGATCTATTGCCTCATTGGTTTCACAATTTAAAACGGTAATTGTTGGGTTTGTCATTATTTTACTCCATATAGATAGACGTTACCTTGTGCTGAAGGCGTTCCCGCCCATGTAATTTTTACTGAAGTAATAGCATTTATTCCGCCATAAGATCCAGATCCAGTAGTTGCACCATTACCGCCGCCCATGTACCAAGTCATAATTTTTTGCATTGTGGTAGACGCATAGTTTGCAATAGAAATAGCCATACTGCCGCTGCCGCTTCCTGCAACAAAGCGCAACGAGCCGCCAAGGTTAATACTTGCAGCACTTGTAGACGTAGTAACTGTATTGGCATTAGACGCTTGAATTACGTTGTAAGAAAATCCCGAAGTATAATTATTCCATGTTAACGCCTGACCCGCGCCTGAGTTTTCGTAAACTCCATCTACAATTATGTATAGATCTTTGTAAGTTCCTGGAATTGAAGTCAGATCTACTGAGGCGGTAGCTGTTACGGCTGTTGTGCTAATCAAAGTTAAGCCGCCACCTGCGCCACCTACTGCAACCCATGCTGCACCATCGTAGTATTCTGTAGAATTAGTGTCCTTTAAGAAAGACATATTGCCTTCCTGCGGGCTAGTAACTGCAGCAGTTCTAGCTGCCGCACTAGCAAATACCCACACGCCTTGCATTAGGTAGCTATCAACGTCATTAGCCGTTAAAACTTCTCCTGTTGTAAAATCTTTAAAGCCTAGTCCTGCTCCCATTTTCTTATCTCCTTAA